CAATCTCTGGAAATGTACCATCAGGACTATTAAACCAATTTGCTAACTGGTCAATCATATCATCGGCAACATTAGGTTCCATAGTACACATACCATTTGGGTGGTCCATAGGAAGTTCATCTTTCTTAAAATGCTGACCGTCTCTTGACATACATAATTCACAAACTCTGCTACCATTACTTCTCCATATATAATCTATAATGAAAGGATTTTTCTGAGTAGTAGCAATAAAACTTTGCTGATAACTATGTTGAGTCAATGTTCTTGCCAACCTTTGAGCATTATAATCTACTTGCTTTTTAAAAATCTTTACACCATCAGCTGTCCTTAAATTCCAAGGAAGTTGTGCACTTGGTCTTACATACTTTTCAAGGTCTTTGGCAATTTCATAAATTGGTTTATTTTCTGCTAAGCCTTTAGCCATCACCTGATAAATGTCTTTTAGTGTTTGTTCATTGTCACCCCAAATACGGGAACTTAAACTCCAACCACTATCATAAACCTGACCTGTAATTAGATTTCGTACAATCTCATCAGGAACATAACTAAATGCAGCATTTAAACCGTCTTTAGTAAAACCAAAACTTTCAAGCCATTTGATATTATCTGCAACAACTGCATCAGAAATAGTATACATATTCTTCTTGATTTTTGAATATATCTCATTTGAAATATCATGACTTGTAGCTTTTAATTGTTTTTGTAATTCTTTATAATATCGCTCAGACACTGGAGCACTTACAGTGGATTTGTGAGAGTAGTATTTAGCTCTCTCACCAATCTCATCTGCCCATTTTTCATATAAAGCAGCAATCTCTTTTTTTTGAGAATCCATAATGGCATTTTTTACTGCTTCAGCATCCTTAAATATTAATGGATTTCCTGTGTTAGCCATTATGGCTCCTCCTTTTAAATATTTATTCTTACAATTCTTTCTCTTCCGAATTGTGTGCTATACCAAGTTCGGTTTTAATTTCACTCTTTAGCTGCTCAATCTTTGCATTATACTCCGCAAACTCAGCGTTATTGATTTCACCTTCGTGAAGAGTACCTATCAACTCAAAGAGGTAGGCTACTGCCTTACGCAATATTGCACGTTCATCATCAGGGTCATAAATCTTAGAAACTCCATCACGAACATCTTGGACATATAACTCTTCAAGTGCACCGTTGTGCTCAGCCATCTGCCTTTGACGATTTTTATCAATCATTTTCGGTTACCTCCTCTGCATCGGTAGTCTTAGAAATATAGGACATATAGTAAACGTCACTAGGTACAGGCTTATCAACATCACTGATGAATTCCAAGTCACCACCTGCGATTATCTTGATATAGTTATCACGTGTCAAAAGCTTAGAAACGTCGTATACTTTAGGCTCTTCAAATTTTCGCCACTCGTAACTGTATCTGCTATAACTTCCCAAGATAACAACTTCTTTCCTATCTAAATCCAGATAGTTGCACTCGTTCGGATTATCGGGATTTCCTTCACCGAAATATTGAATATTGAGTATTTCTTCGGGTATCTCAAATGTGTCTATCGGAGTTACCCCATCAGCCTTCTTGAAAACAGGAGTAAATTTAACGTTGTTGAAATTGGTATTATTAGATACCTTTATTCGTACACTCACATTGCTCTGCTCTGAAAAGTCTAAATAGGGATTACTCCTAGTAACTGTCCTATCACCTTCGACAGAGTTTACTTTGAGAGTAATTTTACCTCTGTACGAGTCTGGACATCCTTCGAGCTCAATATAATATCTTCCTGCATCAACATTAAGATTTTTTACGAAATACCACTGGGAAAAGGAAGCACCGCTATCTTTTTGCCCATTCATAGTCACAGAACCGTCTAAGTTGTTGGTATATATAATGCCTCTAGATAAATCGTTAGTTGAATTGTCGTACTTGATTTTCGGTATTAAGTTTTCAACAGGTTTGCTCAAAATTTTAGATACCTTTGTAGCAGTTATAGGTTCAAACCATTCGTATGACGGAACTGCGGACACTGTAACATTGATATACTCTTCGTCGAAATGAACATAACTATCATTGAATATTAACTCTATGCTTGATATTCTAAAGGTTGCCCAAGCGGAGACTTCTTCACCTGTTTCGTCATCAGCCCAAGACTCTTCCCAAACATCAACTTCAACAGAATACGTTTTGTCTTTGTTTTTAGACATTTCATACTCTTCTTCAAATTCTATACTTCCATAAGGGTCAAGACGATATCCATGTAAAACTACACTTCTCAACTCATTATAAAAGTTAACACCTGCATCAGTTTTGAAGACGATTTTAGACTTATTGCCGATAGTCTCCCACAAGTTTTCCAAATCTAAAATATAAATCTTTGGGCTTCCGTCGAAAACACGAGTCGCATTAAAAAACGCATATTCCTCAAGGTTTACTATATGAGAAGCTCCACCAATCCTTCCTATTTGGGCATCACCTGTAGCTGTGATTGGAACAGTCTTTTTATAAGCCACAGAAGTATCTTCCGTAAACCTAATCTTGCGGTTTTCGAGAGAAGTTACACGATTGTCAAGGTCTTTCGTTTTACTTTCGAGTATTTTAACTCTATTTATATCAGCTTTTGTGTTTACGCTTTCTTCAAGTACTTCAACTTTACTTTCAAATTCTTCCGTTTTATTTTTAAGCTCTTCAACTTCACTTACATCTGCTTTATTTTTAATCTCAGTACTAAGTTGTGCAATAACATTAGGATATAATTCAGCAACTTCATTAGAATTATAAACACCTTGCAATATTGTTATACCATCAAATCTTTTAGTATTCCAGGCATATTCTTCTATTTCTTCTACCATACAAGAAAAACGAATAGAAAAGCCTAAGCTACCTACATATCTTGTGGCATCACCTGCTATTAACCATGATAAAACAACTACATTATCATCTTCACTGCTTATATGTAAATCTTTAACTGTATAAATGCCTTCGCTTTTGTTTTTTCCATAAGCATCGGTATTTTCATAATGAACTTGAACTACATTACAATCTGAAAAATCATGTCCATCAAAATATCTTGGTATCTCAAATGTAAATCTTTCAGAATTATGGTCATATTGAACTAATTCTCTTTTTGTTTCATTTATATTTATAATCGTTCTTGTAACACCATCAATTTTATAATGAATATCTGTGTCAATTACATTATGGTTATGTTCCATTTATTTCCTCCTTTCATAATGTTCCAGAATTAATCCAGATTAACTTTAAAATTTATAAATATAATTTTATAAATAAATCCTAGAAATTAATCTGGAGTTATTCTGGATTACTCTAGGATTATATCTAATTAATTAATAAAGTCCCCATTCGGCAAACTTTTCAAAACCACCAACAGTAGAGATAAAGTCTCTTGCAATTTCAACAATTTCAGAGTAAGGTCTACCATCAATAGTTTCATCACCTATAGCACAGAAGAGTTCCACAGGTTTACCAGTTTTCTGAGCCTTAATGAATGCGTATATATTTACTGATACATCTGCCTTACTAAGGTCCTTACCGTGAAGACCTCCACCGGTAACACTATCAGCCATATCAGAACCGAGCTTTCTGTTTGTAGCACCGGTATCAACATTTGTACCACCAGTCCAAGGACCAAGAGGATTAATTATTGCGCCTTTATACTGAGGGAATACTTTTTCAATTTCACCTTCACTTGCATAACTCTGACAAATAATAAGCTTTTCATTTTCATTGTTAAGAATATACTTACCATCTGATTCGTAGTAATCATAAAGATGTCTCGCTATGCAACTCAATTCCTTTTGCTCATTAGTAAGAGGCATTCCTTTGAAAATACCATTATCACCACAACGTATCTTTTCATTCTGGTTTCTTGCAAGATGCACATCCTGCTTTACAACAACCAAATCAACAACAACGTTTCCTGCAATCCTTGTAACAGCTTGTGCAACTTTAACTTTATTAAGTTCTTCACTTGTTTCTGCAATGATATGACAAACACCATGTCCAATAAGAACCTCAACTGCTATTTTAGGATTCTTATTCTGTTCATATGCAAGGTCTACAATTGCACCTGCAATTCTGTCAGCCACTTTATCCGGATGAGCCGGATTTACCTTTTCAATCATTTTTCTTTTTCCTCCATTCAATTAAGCCCCATGCATTAAATATCTGCTGGGCTACATCAAGTATGACTCTACTTATTGCCATACTATAAATATCTATTAAAAGCCAGACTGTATTACCTATCAACCAAACTATGAAGCAGGCTTTCATTTTCTTCACATTTAAAATCATACCTGCAAAACATACCAAGGTTGCTATTATACTGAAGTATTCCATTTACTCAATAACCTCTTCTTCCTCTTCAATGATTTCCTCATCTTCAGGAGTTTCAGTTTCAAGTTCTTCCTCTTCAACCTCAATTCCTTCTTTAGCACCAGAAGTAGGGTAAGGAGGTGTATCACCAGTAGCAGAAAAAGAAGCATCCTCAATTAATTGACGTTCAAGTGCAATCTGTTCAAGTTCTTCCATTACCTCATCATCAGTAAGTCGTCTCCACTTTTTCATATATGCCTTACGTGACATTGCTTTAGATTCAACCTCTGCAAGGTCCATATTTCTTTCCTCAACTTCATCTTCAGGAAGCGGAGTATTCTGCTCAACACTTATTTCATAAGCAACCGGAGAAATTGCACCATCAATATAATTTACAATACAATTAGGATATACCATTGCACCTTGAATAATGATATTAACCAAAGCTCTAAGCTGAGGTCCCCACATTTTCATTTTCTCTTGACAACGTATAATCAACGGCCAATAAATTGCTTTAAGTGCTTTACCACTTGTAATGGTAGCTTGAACAGCTTCAATATCAGGCATATCAACTTGCTCATAAGCAGACTTTTTAACTCTTTTTAAAGTCATATCCAACGCTGTACTGTAATTCATAGCAGGTTCAAGCAAACCAACTGCAGGTGAAGGCTTATCCAAGTTCTGGTCAGAACCTAAATCCCAAAATGCACCAGCTGCAGTAGAAAGATTCTTAGTTGAATTAGAATCCATATCAACCGTATATTTTGTAGGGTTCATTGATTTTCTTTGAGCATCAATATCTGCACATGACAGTTTACTATACCAAGACTCATCATCTTCCAGAATCTCTATTTCAGATTCACCTTCATCTTCACCTGTTAAACCATCATTAATAAAAATTACTGCAGGTATCATAGGCATCAACGTTTCCTGATACTCAGTAATCTGCTCAAGCAGTTTACCTACACCATCATACATTGCTTCTTCAAGATATACCTTTTTATCAGTTTCATCAAGAACAAACTTCTTTTTAAAGATTCTCTTTTCAGTTAAAGTCATGCTACTCTTAATAACTTGGAAACATACAAACTTGGTTAACACATTTGGATTACCAATTTTGGTCTCATATATAAACTGAGTAGCAGGAAGGAATGTAACTGTAACACCATCTTCCTCGTTAAAGTTTATAAGACCTGCAACACGTTTTCCAATGAAACAATCCTTAGCCGCTTTGATGAGAGCATCCTCAAATTTATTTGCATCAAGGATTGTTTTAACGAGGTCATTCATTATAGTTAAAGCATCTTTAGCGTCTTGTGTAATTTTACCTACATCGCCTTTAGGTTCAACCGTAATGTCAGGTGGCACAGCAAAAAGGAATCTTGCTTCTTTATTAATCAATGAAGCAGCCATTTTATATTTTAACCTAGCCGGTATATAGTCACCATTAGTTCCTTCTACATTAAAGTTTGCACCTTTTTTATACACCTTGTAATAACTACAGATTTGTGTCAACTCATCAAGTGTATCTTTAGCTGAACCACTAACCTCTGCATTTATAAGTGCATAAGGAATACGGCTGAAAGCTGTCAAGACTTCTGTGCTATTTTCGGCTTCAATGACCTTTGTCTCTTCACTTGCCATCTTTCATTTCCTCCTTAAATTGTTTCTGTCTTTATGAATGCATCATAACCTGCAGCTTTTAGTTTAGTCATTAAATTCTCTGCATTATTCTTATTTTCAAATGCACCTACTTGAACACGATAAATAGTCTTTGGAATTCCTATCTTATTAAAGAATTCATTTCTCCATTTATCTTCATTCTCTTTAGTACCACACCAATAAGCTGGACAAAGTTTACCTGTTACATCATAATGACGAATTACATTCGATTTAGGAATATTATACTTTTTCATAAGCCATTCTACAAGCTCAATTGTATTTGCTATCGTCTTTGCACTTGGATATATAACACCATTCTTTACATCATCACATATTTCTACACCAATAGAATTTGTATTACGACATTTAGCATGCTTATATGTTATTGCTCCACAATGCCAAGCAACATAATTATCAGGTACACTCTGAGTAATAGAATCACTATCTACAAAATAATGAGCAGAAGTCTCTATCGCATTATTCCTAAAATACATTCCATTATTCTCATCAGTATCACCATCATTAGCTGTATAATGAATTACAATATACTTAATCGAATTCAATGAACGAACATCACCATAATTAGCTCTATTCGCCAAATTTGTTTTAATATTCAAATGTCATCATTCCTTTTAATTGTTTTTATTGTCGGTATTGTTAACAGTATTTACTGCGTTTTCAGCTTCGTTCTTATAATATCCTGCCGAACTAATTCCAAGTACTACACCAAGGAAAGTATTTGCAGCTGCTATTGTTCCAACGACCTGCTCTGTATAAGGAAGATTCCAAATACCTGCAATGCCAAAGTATAATGTGCTTATAGCTGGCAGAAATACCATAGCAACCCACTTAAGAATATCATACACCTTGCTATTCATCTTCATAACATTTCCTCCTTTTTGAAATTTATCTATATTAACCAGTCTTACTATTGAAGTCCTTTGTCTTTACATCAGCAACTGTTACGGTATCTAACCCATACCAAATAGCAGAGAAAGAGTGAGGGTCAATATTAAACTCGTCATATATAACATTACCTTTAGGGTCTTTCTTATATGTTAAATCCTGTAATTCTCTTATTGTATTCTTACATTTAGGACTACACTCAATTCTTTTAAATCTCTTTACCTTACGAGTATTAGACAATCTTGAACCTGCAAACTTGTTTCTACAACCTCTAATCTGGAATCCATTCTGTCTATAATAACTTATAGCTTTAGGGTCCTCGTTATCTGCTATTATCATCTTATCAACACCTGAACTCTTATAAGATTTTATTCTCTCTTTAAGAGACTGCATTTCATCAATTGTAGCAAACTTATCATCAGTTACGTGATTCATATAGATTTCATCCCATATATACAATATACCATTCTTCAAATCTACACTCATACTAATAACTGCGTTGTACGATTCTTCAAAACCAAAGTCAAATCCGAAATACTGATTTTGAGGGCCAAGTGCTTTAACAGCTTCAACAAATTTCTTTGGATTAGACGCTACTCTAAATTGTGGTAATACTCTTGTACCATTAGGACCAAATCTACCCCAACGAGCAACTCTATATAGAGGCATATCATAATTCTTTATATCTTCAAGACGCTTACGGTATGCATCAGGCAAATAGGGGTTATCGTCCATTAGACTATGATGATAGTAAATACCATTCTTAATCATCGTCCTCTTAACATACAAGTCTTCATCATTAAGAATAACTCTTTCATTACCTTCATCGTCAAGTGCTACAAAGAAATGTCTATATGTCCAGTTCTCTTTACCTACAGGGTTAAAGCTAAGAATGAAGTGCATCGATACGTTCGGAGTACGAATACGACCAAGCATCTCTTTATAACCTTCATACTTAATTTCAGAACACTCTTCAAACCATACAATAGATACACCATTAAGTGATTTTACCTTTTCAGGTTTATCCATACCTTTAAAGATTATTCTACTACCATTAGGGAACTTAAACTCCATAGGTGACTTTAGTGCTCTTACTTTTGTCTTATATTCTCTACGGTCATCATCATTAGCAAGTAAGTCCATATCGTTCAATATCTCTTTGAACAAATCATAACAGGATTCCGTTAATGTATCATATACTTCTCTTATTACAAGAGCTTTACGTTTTTCTTCAAGTAGTTTCAGTATTATCTTAAGTGCTACATGATAACTCTTACCACTACCATAACCACCAATTAAGAGATATGTTTCATAATACCAGTCAAAGACAAAGTCAGCAAATCTTTCTGCGACTTCCTTCACTATTTCCATTATTCATCTTCCTCCCAATCATCAGGCCAGTAATCAAGGTCTTCATCAGCTGGAGCTTTTTTAGATGAAACTTTTGAATTAGTCGTCTTAGCAGCAGACACATCCCACTTTTCATCTTCGTCTTTAAAATCGTCTTTACCATGTCGGATTATGTTAACAGTAATCTTACTATCTTCATCTTTAGTTTGATATATATTATCTCTATTACGTTTCCACTGGTCAGACTTTCTATTGTTTAACCAACACATAATAGCTGTAGGATTAGGTGGTATTTTCTTTTCTGTTTTCTCAACTTTTATCGCCCTATTACCATTCTTATCTGGAGGGCCTATTATCGTTTTCGTTTCGGTTGATGTATAACCTAACGCTACTTTAAGAAGGGCATTTTCTACTCTATAATCTGTTTCCTCTTTTCCTGTCGAAATAGCTTCATCAATTTCGGGATATTTGTCTCTCCACTTTCTTAGGCATTGTATTGTTATGCCTATTTTATCAGCAATATCACCTAATGAGTAATCATCTCTTGCCCAAGCTGTAAGTAGCTTCAATTTGGCTGGCGTTCTCCACTTATCTACTAAGCTTGAATTTTGATTTCCCATTTATTACCCCTTCTTATTTAGTTTTCCTTGTGATTCAAGATACTTTTCAGCAAGAACCACTATAGCGTCTTCTTTATCAGATTTCTTTATTTCACGCTTATCAATAAGTAACTGAACAGCTTTATCAAGTATACGTCCGTGTTTTGCTTTTATATCAGACCTACCAGTAATAGTACTTATTGGCACATACTCTTTATCTTTAGCATCATCTATCCAAACTGATTTAAGTTCTTCCATATGATTCTTTACTATTTCAAGCATTGCCATAAAACCAACAGCTGTATTCTTGATTCTTGTTCCTTTACTTACTTCATTAAGCGTATCAAGATATTTGTCATACTCAGACATTCTTAGCATAAGTGCATCATTCTGTCTTACTTCTTTCATTACATCAGACATTACTTTCTTTATTTCTTCAACCTCTGAAGGTAAGAACATAAGACTTAATACCTGATATTGAAGTCCTGAATACGACATACTTTGTGTATTGATATTCTCTAACAGTTTTAGAGTTTCATCATCAAGACCAGAATATCTCTTCATATTGACATCATCAATACTTTCATAAAGCGTCTTTAGTATAGCCATATCATCTTTACCACTAATGGCATTATGACTAAGCTGAATACCTATTCTCTGGTCTTTAGTTAGATTCTCTTCTGTTACCTGAACATCAATCTCTTCCAGTCCTGCTTCAATAGCAGCCTGTACCCTATGGTTACCTGATAATACCTCAAGTTCCCAATCGTCATTATATACACAAAAAGGAAGCTGTGTTAAGCAGCCATCTCTTTTTACATTTTCAACAAGCTTTTGAAATTCATCTGCAGTCATAAAACGTGCATTTACTTCAAGTAGCTTTATCTCTCTTGGATTTACTTTGATGACTTTCGTCTCCACAATTCATATCCCTCCTTAAGACTCCATTGACCCATTTTAGTGCCATAAGACAAATTCCACTTTTTAACGTTTCCTTCTTCGTCTTTTTCCAGCTCTCTTCTTCCAAACTGTTCAAATAAGCCTCTATATTTCATACTTACAGGATTTTTACTAAACGCATTTGTGGTAATCGTTTTTACTCTTTTTCCTGTAACTTTTTCTGCTAACATTTTTACTTCTTTACTAAGAATACAATATAAAACAAGTTTGCTTAAGTTCTTTTCACAGGTTGGACTAATTGAGAAGTCAGTCAATAGATAAATTGTCGGTCTTTCCAACTTTTCACTACCTGTTAACATAAAACTATTACTAAATGCAAACACACCAAATAACTTATTATCACAGAATAATCCATAACTTGCAGAAGGAGTTCCTACTTTAGTTACATTCGTACTAAGATATAAAGCTCTTAATTCAATGAATTGGTCAAGGCTAATAGGGGCAACAACTATGTTGTCTGTTATCTTATCATTCTCACCAATTCTAACTATCGGTTTTGCATTAGTCTGTCTGCTACCTTGTCTTACATAATGCTTCTTGTCGGTCTTACTATAGAAGTATATAATTTTATTTGGACCAGTATTCAAAGTACCACTAAAGTAGCTTTCCAACTCTTCTACAGGTCTTTCTGTTCCAATTACAAAATTATCGAGTCTGCTTACTTTATGACAGAACTCTTTTATATGTACATTAGGGTCAAACATTTCATATTCTGGTTCTGTGTACTCGAAAAAGTTCTCAATCTCTTTCCACATCTTTTCATATCCACCTTTAAAGAAAGGAGGAAAACTAATGAAACCACAATTCTCAGGAATTTCATCGAGCATTTTCATTACATCACCGTGGTAGAATGTATCTATATTCGTTTTCATATTCTCAAGACGTTTACATAAATCTTTATGCATTCTTGGATATTGTTCTTTATATCCTTTTAACATTCTATCACAATATAAATTAGAAGCCAAGGAGTAAGGCAGTATATCAGACGCCAACATCATCGTAGCTACTTTCTCAGTATCTGTATTCATATAATCTCTTAAGAAATTACACTTACCATCATACTCAGGTT